AAGGTGGGGGGCATAGAGGTTGATTCCATGAAGCCCGTTATCAGCTTGAGTAAGGGAGAGCTGGAAAAGGAATATGGCAAGGCCAAGCGCGTGACGATATGTTTCAAGTCGCCAGCGCTTCAGGGGGATAACTCGCCCATCGGGATAATGAACCTCTTTTACTGCAAGGTGTTCGAATCGAGGGTAGTGGATAAACCATTACAGATTAGTGAACCCGAGTTCATTGAAATGAAACCCGCCGAACCCGCGATAGACGAGGAGCGGGTGAAGCGGTGTGTGGAGCTGGTCAAGGACTGCCAGCAGTATATAGGGAGAGTATATCAATTCGAGGTGAATGATGAAGGTAAAGTTTAAAGACGAAGTGAAAGCGGACGGGTTCATATTCGAGAAAAATAAGACCTACGATTTCCCCGAGTGGATAGCGCGGGCTTTGATAGAAGATGGGGTAGCAGATGGAGCATTCCAGTTCACTAAGGAGGCTGAGAAGAAGCCTGCTACTAGCAAGCCTGCAAAGAAAACGACTACAAGAAAGAAAAAGACTACTGCTAAAAAGACGACTTCTAAGAAAGGAGATAAATAATGGCTGACCTGACTGTGTACGATATAGACCTGGATGGGGTCGACCCAACCTACGTGGCTGCTGCTGGCGGGGGAGATACCTTCGATAATGATGGACATACATTCTTCCATGCTTTCAACGGATCTGGTGCGCCAATAACAGTCACCATCGACAGTCCCGTTGACTGTAACCAGGGCTTCGCGCATGACGTGGCTGTAGCGATTCCCGCTGGCGAGGACCGCATGATAGGGCGATTCCCTGTGGGACGTTTCCATTCGTCCTGTAGCGTGACTTACTCGGGCGTGACTTCTCTGACCGTCGCTGCCATAAGGCTTGTGCCTTGATCAACTTCAAGATGCACGGCACTGGTGCCGCTGTAAAGAGACTCAAGAAGATACAGAGCGACTTCGACCATAAGCTGGGAGCGGCTACCAAGGCTGCTGCTAAAAAGGTAGAGGCTGACGCTAAGACATTAGCGCCTTATAAGACTGGTACGTTGAGGCGGTCTATCACCACCAGCGATCCCATTAAGAGCGGTGGGGATGTGTACTGCAAGGTGGGTACTGACGTGGAGTATGGGCCGTACCAAGAGTACGGAACATCGAGGATACCAGCCCACCCCTACCTGCATCCTGCCCTTGACGCTAACCAGGGCGATATAGCCGAGAAGATACGAGACGCATTAAAGAAGGCGTTACATTGAGCTTTGAAGAAGACCTTAACACATATCTGAGGGCTAATGTGCCTTCGGTGGCCAACAGAGTAAAGCCCGTTAAACTGTCACAGAATACCAGTTTTCCCGCGCTTACCTTTATGCGGCTCAACACTAACGATCTCTATTCGCATGATGGATACTCGGAGCTGACAACCCCGCTTATAAGGATAACCGTATATGCCAAGAGCTACGAGGAAGTGAGAGAAACGGCCAAGGAAGTAAAGGACGCTATGAGGGGCTATACGGGGATGATGGGTGCTACCGACATAGGTTTCTCGCTTATGGCCGGTGCCGGTGACCTCGACTTGATAGACCCTGATTGGGAAGACTCGGAAGGGAACCGTGTTTATTACACGCCCCTAGCCTTCAGGATAATGTATACGGAGGTATAAATGGACGAAGGATATACCACCCGACAACTACCATGCGGGAAACACGTATGGTACTGCAATAACTGTGCTAAGAGATTCAGTGTCAAGAAGAATATGCTTGAGCATATAAAGACCTGCGGGAAGGAGGGAGAGATGGACGAGGAAAAGGCAAAGGAAATAACCGAAGAGATAAAAGCGAAGGCCGAGAAGATAGCGGTCGAGAAAGCCAAGGAGAAGGACTCAAAGCTTGTCTTACCTAAAGGCGTAGAGAAACCCAAGCCCGAACCGCCGCCCAAGGCTAAGAAGGATGAGGGCTATACGACTCGACCCTGGAAGGTAAAGAGCGCCACGAAGAAGATAGACTGCTACGTCTGTAAGTCATGCGGCAAGGCTCTACTCTCTGAGGATGAGATGAGACTCCACGTTCCCCAGTGTAAATAGATCGTAAGACCCCAAAGACTCAAGGCCCCTTACGGGGGCCTTTTTGTATAGGCAAAAACTAACACTTCTAGGAGGTGTGAAATGTCCGAAAAGATATGTGCACATGGTACTAAGTTCGGTTACGGCTCCCCGTGCGTTGACGTCGCTGAAGTCCAGGATATCAACGGCCCCGGCATGAGCCGTAATGTCGCTGACGTGACCAGCCATGATTCGCTTGGTTTTACATCCAAGCTTTCTTGTCTGGCTGATGCTGGTGAGATAACTTTCCCAATAGTATTCGATCCCGTTGAAGCTACTCATGATGCGGCTACCGGCTTATTGTCACTGTGGGCCTCTGGTGACCTCGAAGACTTCTGCTTGACCTTCACCGACGTAGGCGGCACCGAATGGCAGTTTGCAGGCTTTGTTACTGGGTTCGTTCCCAAGGCTCCTGTAGCTGGCAACCTCAGCGCCGACGTTACCGTGACCATAACCGATGACATCAACTTCACGCCGTAAACATGAGATGAAAGGAGAGAAGCCATGACGAAGAAGTTGACCCCCACGGTAGAGATTGAACTGGACAAGAAGAGGCCTATGGCGCTGGACTTGAATGCGATGGTGACCTTCGAGGATATCACCGGCGAATCGTTCTTTGACGCTATGTCAAAGATGCAGACGATGATGAGCGCCAAGATAGTCCGGGCGTTGTTATACGCCTGTCTGTCCAGCGGAGACGAGGACATAGAGATAGTTCCCTCGGATGTGGGGAGGATGATCACCGCCGAGAATATCCCCTACGTCACCGAGAAGATACTGGAGTTAGCGACGCTCTCTATGCCACAGACGGAAGCGAAGGGTGAGGGAAAAAACGAGAGCCGCTCGACTGGCTGAGAATATGGTCAGTCGGGCGGTTTCTTCTCGGTTTATCTGAGGATGAATTCTGGCAACTTACCCTTGCTGAGTTCGATGCTCTACAACAGAGATACTTCGATGAACGGGATATAGCCGACTACCGGGCGGGTGTTATAGCCTCCACGTTTATCAACATGTTCAAGGATAATTCCAAACACCCCGAGGCCATTACCCCTGCCTTCTTCTTTCCCAACTTAGGTGAAGGTGAACCACAAGGCAAGTCCGATGAACAGATGCTTTTAACGGCTCAGATGTACGCCGCTGCAGGGATGGGGAAGATAGTTACCAAGGAAGATAAGGATGGAGATTGAGAAACTATACGTCACAGTAGGCGCTAATATACAGGAATTCTCCCGCAAGATGGGCTTGGTCGGCCAAAAGCTAGGGGCCATCGGGGGTATAGTCGGCAAGCTCAAATATCCCTTGATGGCTGCCGGTGGTGCCGTAGTCAAGTTCGGCGCTGACTTCGAGAAGGCCATGACGCAATCCACGGCTATCATGGGAAACCTCTCGGACGAGATGCGGGACAAAATGGAGACCGCCGCCAGGGAGGTAGCGAAGACCACCGAGTTCAGTGCCAAAGAAGCTGCCGAGGCTTATTATTTCCTGGCCTCCGCAGGGTTGGATGCTACCCAGTCTATCGCCGCTATGCCTGCCGTCGCCGCCTTCGCGCAAGCTGGACAATTCGACTTAGCCCAAGCCACCGACTTACTCACCGATGCTCAATCCGCATTAGGACTCGCATCGGCTGATGCCGCTGAAAACCTTGCCAATATGACCCGCGTATCTGACGTGCTGGTAAAGGCTAATACGTTAGCCAATGCCTCAGTACAGCAATTCTCCGAAGCCCTCACCTCCAAACTCGCCGCCGCTCTCAAGGGACTTGATAAAGATGTTGAGGAAGGCACCGCCGCCCTTGCCGCCCTTGCCGACCAAGGTTTGAAGGGTGCGGCCGCCGGTGAAGCCCTTACCCGCCTACTCGAAGAACTACAGGTCAAGGCGTTAGACAATGCCGCAGCTTTCGAGGCTGCCGGGGTAGCCGTCTATGATACCGCTGGCAATATGCGGAATATCGCCGACATCATAGCCGATGTCGAGACTGCCACCGAGGGCTTGACCGATGAACAGAAGACCCAGCTATTCCAGGAACTAGGCTTACAGAAGCGCTCTATGGCCACCATGAAACAGCTCCTGGGGACCTCGGATGCTGTAAGGGAATACGAAAAAGCTCTGAGGGACGCTGGGGGGACCACCGAAGACGTAGCCGAGAAACAGCTTCAGAACTTTTGGTCACAGTTAGGTCTAGCTAAAGACCGCCTGATAGACGTCGGCCTGACCGTCTGGGAGAATCTAGGCCCGCCCATGTCTCAGGTGGTCATGGGTACGATGGATACTCTTGAGCCTATCTTCCTTACCTTGGGCGAGACGGTAGGAAAGATATTCGAGCAGTTTGGCCCGGTGCTCCAGGAGACTCTAGGACGGTTCGGCGAATTGCTAGGCAGAGTCCTTGGTAAAGTAGCTGAGTCAGGTATCTTAGAAGACCTTGCCGAGATAGCTTCTATACTGGCTGATAACATCCTCGGTGTACTTGAGGACCTTTTGCCCCCTCTTACTGACGCCCTCAACTTATTCCTTGATATCGTAACCCCCGTTATCCAAGTCGCTGACAAAATGGGGCTTATCAAAACCGCCCTATACGCCATCATCGCTACCAAGGTAGCACATGGCATATCTTCTATGGTTTCTGGTTTCGCACAAATGGCGGGCTATACCGCTGGTTCAGCTCAATATCTCGGCATCATGGCAGGTAAAGTCGCACTGGTGGGAGCTGGAATTGCTGCCGCTGTTCCGCTTGGAAAAGCTCTTGGTGAGGCCATTGAAGGAACCAACAAAGCTCTTGAGGGCATGGAAGAGGGCATGGACGGGCTTGTTGCTAAATGGGATGAGATGGGCCAAGCCGCCCGGCAGACAGCTATTGACCAGTTAAATGTCGAACTGGAAAAAGCGAAGGCGCTTTGTGGCGAAAACAGCATGGAGGCTATCAATCTCAGTAATGCTATCAATGAGCTTGAGCGCGGATTTGATTCCAGTGTTGAGACGATACGGAATTGGCATGACCGCTTCTCGGAAGATATGTTGGATTCTGTTGTGGTGGGCTCAAGCGCCTGGGACCAGATGCTTGATGACGCTGAGCAATTCGGCAAGGACATGTCGGAAGGCACCAACAATCTCCACGGCGAGATTATTGGTATGTATATGAGCCAGAATGAGAAACTCCATGGCCTAGCTGTAGACGGCGCTAAAGGATTCGTCGAGGGCAAAATGGAGGGCTGGCGGGACGTTGGCCCCGATGCTATGGAGGATATCAAAACACAGCTATTCGACATCATAGCCAACCCTGACGAATACAAGGAAAAAGGTACTGGTGGGATTCATGAATTGCTGATGGGCATGGCTGACAAGTGGGGCATCGACCGGGAAAAGATTATCGAGATAGAAGATGACATACTCAACCTCTTGGGCTTAGAGGGACAGGCTGGTCCGACTGGGACTGCAGTCGGTAACGCATTTACTAGCGGGGCTGCTTCAGCCATAGAGAATTATGACTGGGAGGGGCTGGCAAGTAGAACCATGTCCAGGCTCAGGTCGTTCTTCGGCGGGGGAATCACCGTACCGATAACCACTACTGGTGAAGGTGGGAAACAGCCTCATATGGGAGCCTACATCATGCACTCAGGCGGTGTTGTTCCCAACTTTGATTATGGCGGCCTTAACTGGGATGAGGTATCGGCAACTCTCCTGAAGGGTGAGGGCGTTCTAAACCGATTCGCCATGAGGAAGTTGGGCGTCGCTAACCTCAACGCTATGAATGCGGGGAGGATGCCGGGGGGTGGATACTATTCAAAACTTCGATTTACGAGGGTCACAATTCACCCTTCCTAACGCCCATGATGCCGAGAGCCTTTATTTAGATATTTCTAAGAAAATGGCACAGCAAGCGGCTTTAAGGGGGTCTGTGAAACGCAATGAGTAATATTATCCGTTTTGTTGAACCCGATTTAACGACCGTTAGGCTTACTGTTGATTATATCGAGGATATGACTGATATTCCGTTACCAGATAATACTAAAAACTGGGCCTATAATGATACTGACGGTGCTGAATTAGTCGATTCAAAATATGAGAATATTAACTTGACTTTAGCATTCAAACTGCATGGTGTATCGAAAGCTGATCTTG